GTTGATGTATGAACGATAACCAGACGCCCCCGACCATGCTGGATGACCGCATACTGGACGAAATTGTTTACAGCCCAGTATGCAGTTTTTGCGCACACCTCACTGGTCATCGGGAATGCTCAGCGTTTGCCGCCATTCCTGATGAAATCTGGAGAGGTGAGAATAGCCATCGCGAACCCTACCCAGGGGACAATGGCATTACCTTCACGCCGAGGGCATGATTGAATTCTCGACTGATTTTGTTATAATGATTTTGACAGTTGAATAGCTCAGCCCGTTGAGGGCATAACCGGAAGAAGAGCCCGGCAAGCATCTGAAAAGGTGCTTGCCGGGCTTTTTTGTTTTCCCCCAAACATTTCGTTATCCGGCAAACGTAAAAGCGCCGGCGGCCACGTGATCCCAACCACGTAAATCGGGTAGGTCGGAGCCAAAGGAGCAGGAGCATGAAACGCGAAGACTTGAAGAAACTCGGACTGGCGGACGACGTAATTGACCAGATTATGACCCTCCACGGGCAGGACCTGGAAAAACACAAGTCCGACACCACCACCGCGCAGGCAGAGGTTGAGAACCTCCGCAAGCAGTTGACTGAAGCCACCACCGCAATCGAGGGCTTCAAGAAGCTGAACCCGGAGGCGCTCCAGGCCGCGGTCGAGGAGTGGAAGAAAAAGGCCGAAGAAGCTCAGCAGGCCGGTCAGCAGCAGGTGGCGCAGTTGCGCTTTGATCACGCCCTCGACCGGGCATTGGCCGATGCCAAAGCCCGCAATCCACGGGCGGTAAGGGCGCTGCTGAATACCGATGCCCTGAAGTTCAACGAAGCCGATGGATCCATCGTCGGTCTCACCGAACAACTGGAGAAGGTCAAAACTGAGAACGGCTATATGTTCGAGAGCGCGACTCCTGATCCCCAAATCGTTGCCGGAGGTCAAAACTCCGGTGGTCCATCAGATGCGTTTTTGGCAGCCGTTCGCAAAGGTGCGGGACTGCCGGAAGGAAAATAATCCATGCCTAACACTGTTTCTCTCGTATCTACTTTTCTGGCCGCCATTGATGCAGCTTATAAGCTGGAGTCAAAGACAGCCATGTTGGATGCCATGCCCCAAGCCCCTTCTTTCCTGGGGCACAATGAGGTCAAGGTTCTGAAGCTGTCTATGGTTGGTCTCGGCAATTACAGTCGCGTCACAGGCTATCCCGCCGGTGATCTGACTGCTGCCTGGGAGACAATGGCGTTGTCCACTGAACGCGGTCGCGCCTTCAACCTTGACCGCATGGACAATGAAGAAATGCTGGGACTGGCACTGGGCAACCTTATCCGGGAGTGGATGCGTCTGTACGTCGCTCCCGAATTGGACGCCTATCGCTTTGCCAAGTACGCCACCGGGGCCGGCAACGTGGTTGCCAGTGGCGCGACCCTGAGCGCCAGTACCATTGTTGCCGCAATTGACGCTGCCAAACTCGCCCTCAATGAGGATGAAGTCCCGGAGGAAGGCCGCATCCTGTATATCAGTGACGCCTGCAAGAGCTATTTGGAAGCGGCTATCACCCGCACTCTGTCAAATGAAAACGTGGTTAATCGCAACGTCGCCATGTACGACAACATGCGAGTGATCATGGTTCCCCAGAGCCGGTTTTATACCGCGATCACCTTGAATGCAGGTTCCAGCAGCGACGCCGGTGGTTTCATCAAGAACGCCAGCACCGGTAAGGACATCAACTTCCTGATTGTCCACCCCACCGCGGTTTTGCAGCCGATCAAACTCAACCAGGTCAAGTATTTCGATCCGGACGTGAACCAGACTGCCGATGCCCACCTGTGGCAATACCGGCTCTATCACGATGCCTTCGTGTATGAGAACCTGGTCAACGGCATTTACCTTCACAAGAAAGCCTAAGGAGGTGATCCATGTTGCTCTGGAAAGGTGGGGTGACTGTTGAAGTTACCCACCCGTCGGATATCAGCAGACTGAAAAGTCTGGGATATGTGGAAGAGGCTCCGGTAGCCACTCCGGATGCCGATGGCGTGGTCTCTGAGCCAAAAGGCAAGGTAAAGACCAGTCCCAAAGGCAAAAAGCCCGTTGAGCAGCCGCCTGTAGAAGGCGATGGAGGTGAGGCATGAGCCTGAAGCCCATTACCGTCAACGGTATGCTGAAGGACATCAACGACAATTTTGACACCCTCGAACCCCTGGCTAGCGGCGATGCCGATGGGTTGGCAGTAAGGCGCACAGCCCGGGCCACATTCGATCTGGGTGTGGAAGCCAATCGTGCGGTGGGTGCGCATGGGCTGGGCGTCACCATCCCGGCTAACGCCATCATCATCGGCGGCTTCATGGAAGTCAATACCGCTGTCACCGGTGAAACCAATGCCACGCTTGCCATCTCCGTCAAGACTGCCAACGACATCCAAACCGCCGCCGCCGTATCCGGCGCTCCGTGGTCAACCACAGGAATTAAGGCGATTGTTCCAAAGAACAATACCCCGGAAAGCACTGGCATTAAGTTGGCTGCGGCAAAAGAAATCACGGCCACTGTCGCCACCGCGGCCCTGCTGACGGGCAAGGTCACCATTTACCTGGACTATGTGGAGGGCGCCGCAACGGCGTAAAAGACCATGCCTACCGGAACTGATTGGATGCTCAAACTTCCTGAGGTTGGCACACACACTGTGACCTCTGCTGAGGCCTCAGCAAATGCCGCCTCAATCCAGACTGGGAAACCGGCAGCAACTGCCTTTGCTGTTCAGATTTTCCGTTCTGGCGTGAATGTGATGGCGGATGCCGTCATCACCCTGACTGCTGGCGTTCTGGGCGTTGCCGATGGTGCAGCTACCTACAATATGACCGCCGGCGATGTCATCAACTGGCAGGTTTGTTAAAAAAAGGGTCTGAGCTATGACTGCTTATGTGGATTACACCTACTACACGGGCACGTACCTCGGCGCGGCCATAGCTCAGGCCGATTTCAACCGCCTGGCGGCGCGGGCATCTGTCGAAATTGACCGCATGACCTACGGGCGGACGGCGGCGATTGTCACTGCAGGCACTGACACGGACACCATTGACCTGGTGAAAATGGCAACCTGCGCCGTTGCCGATGCCATTAAGAAGCTCGAAGACAGCGGTGGCGCGGTTCAGTCGGAGCGGGTTGGAAACCAGTCAGTGACCTATCTCTCGCAGGCATCAGATGAAGCGCGGCTGATGAATGCCGCAAAAGCATATCTCTGGAACACCGGCTTGATGTATCGGGGGCTCAATGAGGACGAACGCTGACCTGACGCTCTACAACCGCTACATTGACCCCATCACTCGCGCCGCGAAATATCAACGCACGGTCATCGTCTCCGTCTTCTGGGAAAACCGGAAGGCGGTCAATCGCTCAAAGGCCGGTGACATCGCCTCAGACCAGGCCGCGGTCTACATCCCCTTTGCCCGGGGCATGAATTACATCCGGCCCAGGGCGTGGCAGGCTCTGACCACGAAAACCGGACGCTGGACGCTGCAGGAAGGCGATGTCATTGTCAAGGGCGTGGTGGCAGACGAGATCACAACCGGCTTCACTGTGTCCGATCTCGAAGCCAAATACGACGACGTCCTCACCATCACCAGCGTTGACACAATGGACTATGGCAGCCAGCACCTGCGCCACTGGCAGTTGGGAGCGAAGTAAATGGCGAACATCATCCAGACCCCACAAGGATTTGTGGCTGTAAATCGCCAGGGCAAAGCCTATCTCCGGTGGACGCTGAAATGGGATCATCGCTTTCAGCCGCGCTGGAACGGGCGCTACTCCGCCGCGCAGAAGTTTGTTGACAGTGAGGTACTGCGCCTGTCGGAACCGTTTGTGCCACTGCGCACGGGCATGCTGGTCAAGAGCGGCATCCTCGGTACGGACATCGGCTCAGGCGTGGTCTCCTACATCGCCCCATATGCCCGCAGGCACTATTACAGCCCGCGAAAACCGGGCAGCGAGACCGGACCCCTGCGCGGCCCCCACTGGTTCCACCGCATGAAGGAAGTGCACGGGCCGAAGATTATTGCCGGAGCCAGGCGTATCGCGGGGGGTGGCAAATGAGCATTGTCCAGAGCCTGCGCACCTATCTGGCTGGCTACAGCGGCTTGAAGGTTGGCGCTCCGTTGTGGGTGGACTTCCTCGGAAGTGACCCATCGCAATATTCCATCAACCCACTGCCCGGGCCGCGGGTGGTCGAAAAATACCTGAACGGCGGCAGCCTGCGTGAGTTTCCGTTTGCCTTCTCCAGCATGGAGCGAACAGCGGATGACCTGGAGCGGCTGGAAAACATCGGATTTTATGAGGCCTTTGCCGACTGGCTTGAAAGCCAAACCGATGCCGGTATCCTGCCGACACTGGGCACGAACCAAACCGCGGTGGTCATCGAAGCCCTGGGCTGGGGCTATCTCTACGAAGAAGGCGAATCCCAAACCGGGATTTACCAGATCCAGTGCAAATTGACATACGAGCAGCAACCATAAGGAGGTGCTGAAATGTCTTCTTCTGTAAAACGTTCGCAATTTAAAGCCTTCATGAACATCGTCCCCGGCGGCACGGCCAGCTACAAGGTCATTGGCGACGGCGTCACCACGGGCACTGTCAATTACAACCCTCAGACATCTGAGGAAAATTACATCCACGAAGACAGCGGCGCGGTTGAGGTGGAGAGCTACCGCCCCACCTTCCCCATCGAAGCCACTGCAAAGGCCGGTGACGATGTCTTTGATTTCATTGATGGTCTGCGCAAGAGCCGCGCCGTCCTGGCTGACGCACGGACGGACATCGTGATGGTGTACCTGTACGAGGATGCGGTTGAAGGCGCATACCCTGCTGAAAAGCAGAATGTGTCCATTCAGATTGACAGCTTCGGCGGTGATGGCGGCGCCAGCGCCAAAATCAATTACACCATCAACTTCATCGGGGATGCAGTTGCCGGGACCTTCAATCCCACAACCGCTGCTTTTACGGCCTCATAACGCCTCAACCCCCTCAGCAGAAATAACAACAGGCCCGGTCCAAAAGGCCGGGCTTTATGAAAGGCAATCATGGAAAGCATCAGTATCAAAAGCGGCAAGATACGTCTGGCCATTAATGACGATGAAACCTGTGTCATCGAATTCAACCCCAGCGACATCGCGTTTGCGGAGCGGTTTTATGCCCTGTTGAAAGAGTTCGACCACAAGCAGGCAGAATACCGGCAGCGTGCTGAGGAGCTCGACGCCGTGGCCGGTCTCGATGAACTGGGCATCCCCAAGCGGACGCCGGAGGGTCTGGCGCTGCTGCGCGACATCTGCATCTATATGCGGGAGAAGGTCGATTACCTATTTGGCGCGGGAACGTCACAGAAGGCGTTTGGGGATGCTCTGGAAATTGAACTCTTCGAGCAGTTTTTCAACGGCGTGGCTCCTTTCATCCAGAAGGCCAGAAGCGAACGCCTGAAGAAATACACGGCTCAACCGGGGAATGTGCTGCGGTGACCAATATCCTGGTTGAGCAGTTGCCGGTTGCCGTTGAGATTGATGGGGTCGAATATCCCATCAATTTTGACTTTCGCGCCTGCCTGCGCGTCATTCTCGCGTTTGAAGACGACACGCTCACGGGTCTGGAGAAACAGCAGGTGATGCTCACCAATCTCTACCCCCAGATGCCGGACAACGTCTGGAAGGCCATCGAGATGGGTGTGCGCTTCCTCAACGGCGGCGGCGACGGCAAAGATACCGAAGCCGAGCCTTCGCCGCGTGTGTATTCGTTTGCGAAAGATGCCAACCTTATCTTTGCCGCCTTCCAACAGACCCACGGCATTGACCTGGAAACCGCCCGGCTTCACTGGTGGAAGTTTCTGGCATTGTTTATGGATCTGGGCAGCGAAACCACCTTCTGCCAGTTGGTGAGTCTGCGCAAGCGCGTAAAGACTGGCAAGGCCACCAAAGAGGAGCGCAAGGCTGCCCGCGAACTGGGTGACGTCTTCGATGTTCCTGAGCCTGACACACGATCGCTGGCTGAGCGGGATGCAGAAGATGAGTTCATGCGCCTAGTGCGAGCGGGCGAGCAGGCGCGACAGAGGTGATAAATGCCAACTTATGATGGATCCATAAACATTGATACCCGTATTGACAGCCGCGGCTTCAACAGTGGCATAAAGGGCTTGCAGGGTTCCCTGGGCGGGCTCATGGGAGCGCTGGGCAAGGTCGCTGCTGCAGTGGGTATCGCGTTCTCGGTTCAGGCGGTTGTCAACTTCGGCAAAGCCGCGGTTGATGCGGCCTCCCAACTGGAAGCAGCCTGGACAGGCCTTCAATCCGTTCTTGATGGACAGGGCCGAAGCTTTGTCGGGGCCAAACGGTTTATTCAAGAGTATGTGGCCGATGGCCTTATCCCTGCCACAGACGCGATTGTTGCCTATAAAAATCTGGCCCTGAGAGGTTACGACGACACTCAGATCCAGACGGTATTGGTGGCGCTAAAGGATGCCTCAGCATTTGGCCGTCAGGCATCCTACACAATGGGCGAAGCCGTGAAAACGGCCACCGAGGGCTTGAAGAACGAGAATTCCATCCTCGTTGACAACGCTGGCGTGACAAAGAACGTGGCGAAGATGTGGGATGACTATGCCAAAAGTATCGGCACTACCGCCGCCAATCTCACCAAACAGCAGAAGATTGAGGCGGAAGTTGCTGGCATCCTGGAAGAAAGCAAGTACCAGACCGGTGACGCGGCGAAGATCGCGGGCTCATACGCCGGCCAGGTTGCGGCTCTGGGAACCAGCTTCTACAACCTGAAGGTTGCAATTGGCAGCGCCATCATTCCGGTGATATCAAAGGTTATGCCATACATCCGCGCCGCCGTTGATGCTTTGGTTGTGTTCTTCAACAAGGTGGCCCGGGTAATGTCTTTGTTTTTTGACGTGGAAATTGGAGGGGCTGTTG